CAATGAGCCCGGTGCTGGTGGGGCAGCCAGAGGGATCCGAGAGACGGCCGATGAGCCCACCGAGGAGGCTATTGGTCAGCCGGTAGGTGAAGGGATTGGCGATGATGAAGAAGAGAAGAACCGCCTGGAGCGTTGCCGCCTGCTTCTGGGTGAGTTTCATTTGTCTTAGGCCGAGAAACTCTGGCGGGTCTTGATGATCGCATCAATCCACCCTGGAATCCCGCTCAGCACTTGCGAGACCTGAAGCGTCTGTCCTGTGACGGGACTCGTATCCAGCGACAGCCCTTCGCAGACCAGAAGAACAGCGGCGGAGAGGAGCGCCTGACGGGACTTGGCATCCGAGGGACTCCAGCGAAGGCAATACATCTTGTAGAGCACGTCCAGGTGCTGCCGGACCGGAACCTGTCCCTGCTTGCGAACCGCATCCCAGAGCATCCAGACAACATGGCGGCTGTGGTCATGGGAGATGAACTCATCCGAGCGATCGGCGAACGTCAAGGCTGACTTGGTGAGCTTCTTGTGCTCGCGGCAATACGCATAGATCCAGGCCATCCAATAGAGAGCCCGGGCTGCATCCCGGACGTCCGGCCGAAGGCAATAGCAGAGCTCGTTCATCGGAACAGACATGGAGAGGGGATCGTCGCGACGCAAGACGAGCTTGCCGTAGAGCGTAGACGGAGCCTTGATGGATTCCTGGATGGTCACCGCATCAAAGTCATGCGCCGGCTTGATGGTCGGAAGACTCGGAAGCTTGTTCTTGCGACACAAGGCCACAACCGCAGCGGCTTCACAGATCATCCGGCGAGCATCCGGGTTGTTGCGAATCTGAGTCATCTGCATCGCGGAAAACTTGGATTCTAGCGGCGCATAGGCTTCATACGCGGTTGCGAGATACAAGAAGACGTTGGGTTGGGCACGGTTCACGTGGAGGGCAGCGGCTTCAAAGAGGGCCATCCAGAGGGTATGCACAAGACCCGAACACATCAGTTCAAGAGACCAATAACACGAGTAATCGGCATGTCCGAGATGGATGTTCTGGAGGAGAAACTTGGACACGGCCGCCCGAGGATGTCCGCAGAAGGTCGTCTTTTGGAAATCAAGTACGGTTCGGTCATCCACAACGTCCATTGCTCTTGGGTCAGACCTCGTTCGGACGAGCTGGACGCAGAATGACAAGCCAGAGCGTGCTCAGGACAAGAAGGAACAGACTCGTAAAGGCAGGATCCGTCCGAAGGGCAACAGCGAGTGTGAGCAGCAGTGTATAGGCGAACGCAAGCCCGACCACCAAGACGAGAAACATCGTCTCAATCGGAACAAAGAGAAACATCGTGGCGAGGACCAGCAGGGCTCCGATGAGACAGAGCGTTTGGGGGAGATAGAGGGGATCGGAGATGTAGAGAAACGCCGTCGCTGCGAGGGCTCCGATCGTCACAGTATACGACAGCTGCTTGCGCCGAACGTGGTGCACGAGCACGCACAGAAGTCCACCCAAACAGATCACTTTGGTAAAGAGCGAGACAGACGACACGCTGAGAAGGATGGTGGCCCACGCCAGAATGACGGCGGCACACGTGAGGTTTCGTTCAAAATCAATCCACGGGTGTTCCATGGAGCCATGGCACACCCGACAGAGCCGGTCGGGGTAGTAGGAGATGTAGGTCCGAAGACAGGAGTCATGAATATAGGCTGAGGTCCCGCTACAGCGGCACGGTCTGTGCATGGTCTCCGGGTGATCCGTCCCGAAGCAAATGCGACATTCCATTAGGTTCTTCCTCCGCCACGCCTATAAGCGGGAGCTGGGGGAGCCGCAGGACGTGACCAAATCTTGCGGGCAAGGAGCACAGCGACGACGAGCGATAGAATGATGAGGAGGACATTCAGGAACCAGTCACTCGTCTGCTGCTGCTGGACAACAGCACGGCGCTTCTCCAGCTCCACCTGGTTCTTCAGCGCATCCACCTGCTTGGTCAAGGTGGTCGTTGTCGTCCGGAAGTCGTTCTTCATGGAGATCAGCTTGGAGGTCACAAGGCCCACGACATCTTTGGTCTTGTCCTGCTGAGCCTTGCGGGCGGTGATATCGCTGATCGTCTGCGCATAGGACGCAACCGTCGGCATCACATCGGCGTTCAGGATCCGAGCGCGCTCCGAGGTGGCCCACTCGGGTCCCTTCACAAGACCGTAATACCGAATCCGAGCATCCTGATAGGCTTGCGGAGCTGTATCGCGAACATCCTCGGCCGCCTGAAGCTGTTTGAAGGCGTCCGCAATCTGCTTGGCGCGGTCAATGGACTGAAGCAGGATCGCCAGCTTCCCATCAAAGTCATCCTTGGCCGCTTTGTACCCTGGATACAGCGCCGGGCGATTGGTCTGAATCCACTCCAAGGATTGCGGCGGAGAGTTCCGGGCTTCATTCAAGTAGGTCGGAGCCTGTTTCAGCGGGAAAAATTGAGTTGGATCCGCGGTATAGACACAACGTGCTTCTGTTCCGACGACTCTGTTTTCAACGCCCTTATCGGCCGGACACGTTGGCGCACATTGGAGGACTCCCGATGTGCTAAATCCAGACGGACACGAGTATCCGTTTCCCATTACACTTTCCATAGAAAGATTCCGACTGCGACTCCCACGCTCAATCCCAGTATCACAACGCCGGGAGCAACCTCCATCGGAAGCACGAGATAGGCCAGCAAGCAGAGAATGACGATGGCCAGTTCCACCTGGATCAACAGGAAGTTTGGAGCGGAGCTCTCCAGAATTGCCTTCCGTTCCCGCGCAAGATCCGATGCAGGTGCTGTCGGAGGACGAAGGGGTTTGAGGGCAGCCACAGTGTCTTGGAGGTTGGTATACTGTTCAACGTAGCGTGCAGATTCCGTTCGGATCTGGGAGTGGGGTTCCGCCATTACTTACGGTTGGGAATAAAGGCATTGACGCCTCCCCACAGCGGCGCAATGAGGCGGGCTTCGGCATTGAGAGACGGGGACTTCCATCCAAGGCGGGGCGCTCCCACCTGCTGCCCCGACGTGATATACGGCGCGGCCTGGGCCAGCATGCGGACATAGCGCGTATGCTCTCCGGCGGAGGTCGTGAGGCGAACGTGGCGAGGCTGGCTGATTTCGTAATAGGATTCAACCGGCATTTTGTTTACTGGAAGAGAAGTAATGTATGCCTTGGGGTTCCTTCTGGCCGGAGTCCTTCTTCTCGTGCTCCTGAGCCGGCGCGAGCATCTCACGATTTCGGCTCCCATGGTGGACATCCGGAACACTGCGCCTGCTGCGGAACAAGACCGCATCTTTGCGATGGCTCCGACGAGTCTTCAGACGCGTGCGACGGCCACGAATACTGCAATGGCAAATCCCGTGGACCGATCCAAGTCCTTTGTAGCGGGAATCATTCGCGACTTCCAGACGGATATCTACGTGCCGGCAACCGCTCCGATTACGGAGGAGGTGATCACCGCGTGGGTTGCGTCCCGGAAGGCGATGTATCAGCAGGCGAGAGAGTCTCCCGTTACGACCTTCTACCTGGATGCCTATTCCAATGGAGATGCCAAGCGTCTTGTGATGGCCTATGTTGGACTCACGGCGGCTGGAACGACGCCTCCGGTCAACTCTCCACCGGCGCCCTCCACAGCGACCCCGACCTCCATCCCCCAGGCCCTTCAGTCTCTCCAGGAGAACCTCCTGGAATACAAGATGACCGGGAACTCTATGTACAAATCTGCGTATGACGGGACGAAGCGGTGGATTGATAGCTATATCGCGACCCTGAATACCCAGATCGCCCGGGATGCGGACGGGATTGTCTCCGAGATCGCCTCGCATGAGTCCGCAAACCCGGATCTCACGAAGAGCCTCGCGGACTTCCAGGCTGTGAAGACGAATGGACCCAAGGTGGAGGACACCTATCTCACGATCAAAAAGCAGATGGATCATCAGACGGGGGCGTCCTCGGACACCAGCACTTATGTCAAGGGAGGCATTGCCGCGGGGCTCATCGTGGGAGCACTCGTGCTGGTGCTTGCGTGACGACGGACCATCACAAGAAGGGCGAGCAGCCCAGCTACAAGCACAAAAATCCCGATGTAAAGCATCAGGGACGATTGCCAGGACGTATCCTGAAACGACCGAATGCGCCGGAGGGTTTGCAGCGCATCCGTGTTGGTCTTGAGTCCATTGTAGTCCAGCTGAATCCGTGCAAGTTGCTCCACGAGCTGAGCGCGATAGGTCTCACTATTGCTCCCATCATTGGCATACTGCATCTGCGTGAGCATCTGGTCCAGCACGGCGGCAATCTGTTGATTGACAGACTGGATCTGAGGCAGAAGCGTCTGGATCTGTGCAGGGTTCGCTGCGGCTTGGTTCGCCAGCGTCGTATACTGCGCCCGAAGCGCCGTGTACTGTGTATTCAACTCAGCGAGCGTCATTGTCCTTACGCGACATTTACGTCTTCCACGCAATACCGGTAATACAGACTCGGTCCCGCAACATCACTGTGCCGCTTGATTTCAAGGATGTCTCCCGGAATGGCGCCGAGGACACGGGCCTGGTAATCCTGGGAATCAATGGACGGCAGCTGCTCGGCAGGAGACGTCAACCGATAGGTCTTGATGAGAGCCGTCTTCTCGTCCTCGGACAGAATCCGGTGCGGCACCGCATACCGGTGCATCGTCCAGTCCTTCTGGAGATGCCAGATCCAGAAGAACTGAATCCGGTCCTTCGCAAAGGACTTGATGACGCGGAGCACATTCGCTGAGGGCTTCGCCATAGAGACGATAATGACGCCATTGGTATACGAGTTGTCCTCTGCGAACTTGACGAAGTTGCGGATGTCGCGGTCCAGCAGGCCCTTGTCCTTCTGACTGAACATGACGAGAACGGGGCCGATGGTATACAGGACAACGCGCTCCAGCTCACTGGTCAGGGGTGCAGTCGTCGTGTCCAGCTTGCGGCGTCCGAGAAAGGTGCGAAGAGTCTCAAGGGCTTTGTCCTCCATTGCTTGTTCTTGTGCCAAGACAGAAAGCGGTTCGTTTTTTCGTGAGATACCATAATGAATCCGACGACTCTTCTCGTCATCGCCCTCGTTGCGTTAGTCGCCGTCCTCTACCTGGGCCGTGAGCGGTTCCAGCCGGAATTCCTGGACAAGCGCCAAGTCCAGACCACCGTTGCGCGCGAGGGCTCCTCCTACGAGCAGATGACCAACCACATGAGCCCGTCGCCGGTCCAGATGGGTCCCATCCAAGGAATGCAGACGCCGTTCCAGGTCAACCAATATACGGCGTACGTGGCGTGAAGATCTAATGGAGTTTCGCGACCTTCCCGGAGAACCGTACAAGAAGAAGAAGATTCCCAAAGCTCTCGCCGAGCAAGTCTGGATTTCCCGCATGGGACATACGTTTCAAGGCAAGTGCCGTGTGTCCTGGTGCAAGAACAAGATCACGGTGTTTGACTATGAGTGTGGGCACAACATTCCTGAGAGCAAGGGCGGCAAGACGACGCTTGACAACCTTGTCCCCATCTGCGCGCGGTGTAACCGCAGCATGAGCGATACCTATACAATTGATGAATGGGTGGCGAAGTTTAGACCGCCGACACGGCCTTGGTGGTCTTGGTTGACTCGGCAATGAACATCTCGTCCCACCCTGAAATGGGCGTAATCTGATCGTATCCGACCGATGCAAGGGTGTCAAAGAGCTCTCGGCGCAGGGCAGACGCCGGAAGCCCCTGGCTATCCCGACTGGGACGCCACGACTCAAAGAGAATCCGAGGATAGCCATTTGCCTTGAGGGTCTCGCGTCCTCCCTCCAGAACCTTGGACTCAAAGCCCTCCACATCCATCTTGATGAGACCAATGTTCGTGAGCTTGAAGGAGTCCAGCGTCGTCAGAGGAACCTCCACGGAGTCGCAGACCTTGTCCTTGAAATCCATACAACTGTTTCCACCCCCATCCTTGGGCGACCGGAGGTAATACCGCGTTGTCCCCGAGACATCTCCAAGCGCCGTGCGATGCGGCGTGATGACATAGTTCAGGTCCTGCAGCGCGATGTTCGCGCACAGATAGTTGAACGTCTTGGGAGAACACTCAAAACTGTGGACACCGGCGCAGACCTTTGCAAACGCAAGCGAATACGTTCCGACATGGGCGCCAATGTCCAGGAAGACCGTCTTCGGATCAATCAGCGTCGTGGCCCACTGAATGATGGACTGCTCGTAATTGCCCTGCAGCGCAAAGTCCTTCGCAACAATCTCATCCTCGGGAAACACCAGGCAGTCCTTCCGAAGCCGGAAGAAGACCGGATCTGCAGTTGTCAAGGAGTTCTCGCGGAGGTAATACATGGTTCGGTAGGGCTCGCTGAGTGTAAGTCCCAGTAGACCTGACTGTGGGCCGCGTCCACGTAATGATAGCCACAGGCTGTCCTGGGATCCCCCCCTCCCAGGGGATGGTCATGGGGATAATTGAAAAAGAGCGGGTTGTCAACAAACTCAGTGTCGGTTCCCTTGAGCCAGACTCCGACCATGACATCGGAATACAAAGACTGCACGGGAATGGTCTGGCAGGACGTCCGGATCAAGTCTACCGCGGCCGAGGAGAGCAGGAATCCCGGTCCTCCCGCCATATACGGAGGGAGATCAGGCTTGCGGGCCAGCATTCCGATACACTGAGGTCGCGAGGGATCTCCGAGAAGAGGGAGAATCCGCTCGGGGAACAGATAGGTGTCGTCATCGCAAAAGACATACCAATCGTAGGAGTGAGGACCGTGGAGGAAGAACTGTTGATATTTGAGAGGACAGGAGTCGTAGGTGTCAATTGTATCCCACCCGAGAACACGTCCCTCTGGCTTTGCGCGGGCGGACAGAAACCAATAGTCCGCAGATCCAATTCGGGTGAGCCACGTGTCCCGAATCCGTTGACACCGTGTGGACTCGTAGGCTTCGCAAGTTAAAATGACATAACACACTTTCATTGGAGGGGATTGTTGAACCAAATGATCGTTGTCTCTATGCTCTTCGACCTGCAGTCGCAGGATCCCTCCAATCGGGCGACGCGACCGTTGTCGTTTTATCTTGAGAAGGGACGTCCTACGCTTGAACTTGAGTACCCAATGGTTCTCCTCTGCGATGCGACGACGCGGCCTTTCCTGGAGTCCGTCCGAGGCACTCGCCCGACGGTCTACGTTGAGCGGGCGCTTCAGGACTATGATCTCGTTCGGACGATGCTCCCCGTGATCACGGCCAACCGAGTCGGGAACCCTGCCTATTCGGACACGAACCGAGCGACTCCTCTCTATTGGCTTCTCTGCATGATGAAGACGTACGCGCTTCTGGAGGCCAAGTCCCGGATGCCGGACACGACCTATCTCTGGTTGGACCTCGGCATTTCACACATGGCCCGCGGACTTCCCACAGCCGTGGCTGCGATTGCCGCAGCGCCTCGTCCGAAGATTGCGTGCTGCTACATCCACTATCGCACCAAGGAGGAGCTCTACCCAATAGAGTCATTTCTTCGCCACGGCGGTCCGACTGCGTTGGCTGCGAGTGCGTTTACGGTAGAGGCATCGTATGTGGAGCGCCTGTATAGCGCCATGCTCGCAAGCTTCTACGAGCAAATCTCCCTGGGCGTCGGGCATTGCGACGAACAGTGCCTTGTCTACGTCGCGGACAGACATCCGGAGTGGTTCTCCTTCTACGTGGGAGACTACTACTCCTGTCTGACGAATTACCATAGCCTTCGCGAGGACATTGCGTCTGTGCAGACCCACGTTCTCCCGGGGGCCCTGCGCGAGCGTCGGGAGGACATCCTTGGTCTGATTCAGACCTACGGACGCGAGGATCTTGAGCGCGCAGTGATCTGGCATCCCGAGTGCAGCACCGCAAAACTCATCCTGACCGCGTTTGAGCACTTTATCGCGCTGGGACCCTCGTTCCATCCCGGGTGGGGGAGTTATCTGTTTGACGGACAGACCTATCGCTACCACTTGGAAACCCTGAAGAAACAGGAAGCGCTCGTTCGCGCAGGTGCGGTGTCCACGCACGTCCTGGAGGTCGGGGTGTATCTCGGGCATTCCCTTCTGCTTCTCCTGCTGTCCAACCCAATGCTTCGGATCACCTGCATTGACAACGATGCGCGGTTTGCTCCGCGTGCAGTGGCCTATCTCAATGCCCACTTTGGAAACCGCGTGACGTTCCACTTGGGGTCTGCGGCCGATGTGCTTCCAACCCTGCCCCTCGCAACCTACGACTGCATTCATATTGATGCAGATCACTACGACGACGCCGTTCGTCAACAGTTTACCCTCGCGAAGCCGTTGGCGACTCCCCGAGCGTTGGTTGTGTTTGACGATTATGAGGCCGTGCATACAGTCATTGACTCTCTGCTTGAGACGTCTGTACTAGAGCGGCTTGAGCTCCCCGGATGTCTCTGGACCAATATAGTGACACAGCTCTGTGAGTAGACGTTCATTGTGGTCTGCAGGGTAGAGTGTGAAGTGCTCTTCCATGAGACACCAGTAGTTCACTTCCCAGGTGAGCTTGGGACGATTCTCCTCCACCAGCGCTTGTTGCCTGGCATACGCGGCGGGAAAGAGGTCTCGGTGTCCGAGAAGAAACGTCCCGCAAAACCTCCAACAGACACTGTCCCAGAGGGGATAGGACCCGGGACCCCAACAGGACGGAGCAAAGATCGTCGTGGTGGGATACGTCCGGGTCGCAATCCGACGAAGCGCCAACGTTGCGAGAGGCTTGTCCCGAAACATGTGGAAGGCTCCGAAATCAATCCACGCCAGATAGGGAGTCTGCGTGATCTCCCGAGCCCGAACCATACACCTCAGCTTCTCAAGCTGAATCCAAAAATACTCGTGGGTATCTTTGGAGGGCCACCGTCCAGACGGAAGCGAGACGTCAGAGGGCCCAGTTGGTCGCGGAATCGGAACAATCGTCACATTCGGCGACGTGTCAAGGGAGAGAGACTCGTCCACATACGCCACAATCGGAAGACCCGTTGCGGCGAGATGTGCAAAGTGCTCAAGATACGCCGAGAGGGGGCGATATCCATTGGTTGGACGAATTAACATCGTGACAAACGTCACAGATCGAGACATGCGGTCTGTTTCTTGTCCTCAGGGCGAGTTCCTTTAGACCGATGCTCAACGACCTCGTCCCAGAAGGCCTGGAGCTGCGGGAGGTGGTCCGAGAGCCAGTTCGGGTCCTTGGGCACAAAGTCCTTCTTGACGGACTGAAGCACCCAGTAAATCATCTGGTAGTCCTCGCTGTGGGTCTCCACATCATAGACAACCCGCCCGTCTTCATAGACAGCGAAGACTCCCTTCCGCTTGTCCGTGATCTTGGACCATTCCGTATAGTTGACCTGCTTGAAGCGGAACTCTACGTATTCGCACTCGTCAATTCCCGTGCACTCCATTTGCATCTGCATCTGGTGCACGTAGCCAATCGGGATCTCTGGCTTCTCCACGCGACTCATCGGACACTTGAACTCCACCAGCCGTCCGTAGCGCCGCGGATCATCGTCCATTGGAATGATGAGTCCATCTGGCGACGCTCCCAGGAAGGGATAGATCGGATGCTGTGCACACGAGACATCCAGAATCGTGCACCGGGTGGTCTCCTCGTAGATGCGCTTCGCCACCGGCTCAAACCGAGTTCCCCAGAGGAGCGCGGGAATGGGGTTGGAGGTCGCAGAGTCTCCTGTGGACGGAGGCTCTAGCTTTCGGAGCATCACCTCCTTCCGACCCTCCGGGGTGCCAAAGACCTTGTAGACCTCGGACGCGGTAATCATTTCGCCTCGCTTCGTGTGCCACTGGGCGGAACGCTGATCATTTTGCCCGTAAAGACGGAGTACACGCTCAAAGGCTCGGTCGCGGAGCCAGAGACGTCCGACGTCCCCGAGCATGAGGGCGTCAACGAGGGGGGTAACATGACGTTTGAGTGCTCCATACGAGAGCCCGGGCTGTAGGCGACGGCAGTATAATAGGAAGTGGCGGACACGAGTGCTGAGATGAGTACAGGGACGATTTTCAAGGAGCCACTGAGAGAGGACATCTTCCATTACTCCTTTGTCTCCTCAGGATGCGAAGGTTCGTTTTCCGGCGGACGCGCCAAGAGCGCCTGAAACTCCTCCTCCGTGATCCGCGGGATGACGATGGCCTCTTGCTCGGGAATCTCGGTGCCGTCCAGGATCTTGGTCTCCGTGGTCATATCGGACCACATCTGCTGGACAAGACTCTCCAGCTCGGAGGCATGGGCCTCAATGAGCGCAAGGTCCGCGCCCACATCCGGGTTCAGTGCGAACGGATCCGGAGCAATCTCCACCGTCCAGAAGTCCTCGGGAAGCTTTGTCTCGCTCATTGTAAACCAAAGCCATTTTCTATGAAAGCCCTGAACTCACACATGGAGACCATTACCTCAAAAGAAGACATGGTCCTTCGGCGTCTGTCCGCCTTCTACGCAACCCCCGAGAACCTCCAGCGTGTCCAGCCGATTCTCACCGGCGAGTCCAAGATCAGTCTGCGCCTTCTGGATTGGCTCGTGACCAATTACGCGAAGAAGTACAACATTGCCTATCTTGCGGCCTCGGGGCAGGACGTCAATGTCTACCTCCGCTACAAGGCCAACCTCCGCGCCTACAGCAAAAAGATGTTTGACCCCTTCTGCCGCTGGAAGAAGATCACGTTCCTCGGACTGAGCACGACGGTCGGGCAGCTGAACTTCTTCCACTGGGTCTTGGAAGACGGTGTTCTGGACTATCTGGAGGCGAACTACGAGGCCGTCCAACAGGACATGGACGCGTGCTCCACGACCATCCAGCCCAAGGAAGGCGACCGCCGGAAGCGTCACGAACTCTCACGGTCGGCCACGAAGTCCATCTGTCTCTCGGCGTTCCCCCTGTCCGTAAAGTTTGAGTAGCCTAGGATAATGTATTCGCGGTTGGTTCCGACCTTCCTGTACACAGACATCTCTCCTGGGATTACAGAAACTGATGTAGATGTCGTCTCAGATCTCTGGACGATGGACGGACGGGACGTCTATCGCGGCGCCCGGGATCCGCGCTATACCCATGCCAATGTCTACTGGCTCTATGACGAAGACCTCCAGCGGGTGGGGTGCTCAGAGCACAGTCTCACGGACCATGGTGATGTCCGGCTGCTCTGGTTTCAGGAGTCCACGTTTGGAACATTGCTCCAAGAGGAAGGCTGGACGCTCGGCGGGGAGCTGTGGAGCCGTCTTCCGCGGCAGCCGTTTGAGCGGTTCATCAATGAAGGCTGGACGACGGCCGAGTCCTTCTTGGAGCAGTGTCTCCACGGTCCGCTTCGGATTGTGACGCCCCAGATGCTTCAGACTCTGCCGACGGTCTACACGTGTGCCACCTGCGGAAAACGGTCTCTTCGGCCGTCTCCCTTTTGCTCCAATACAGCGGCGCCACTAGACTTCCCTCAATTGGAAAAGGTGTTGTTTGTGGATGAGGACTTTGTCCTTCATGTTCCGCCCCCCGAGTCATCTGTCTTTACACGGCTGCAGCCACGACG